CAGAGTTCAACTCATCTAAGAACAAAATAGCAGTTGATTCTGGATCTGTTGGCAATTCTGCAGGAGGTGCCCAACTCATTGTGTTGGCATTGCTATTGTAATAAGGAATACCTTTAATATCTGTAGGCTCCCACAATGACAAACGAACATCGATAACTTCACGACCTTGCTCGTCTCCGATTTGTTTTACAATATCGGATTTGCCAATACCTGGAGGACCCCACATGAATACAGGGCGTTGGATTTTAATACACTTACGCAAACTACGTTTTGCATCATTTGGAGTAACTGTACGATTTGACGAAATATGCTCTGCCATATAACACTCTTTCTTAAAAATTAATTGGAATATTAAAGTAGTTTTGCTTTAATATGTATTAATTATACAGGATTTATGCAGTCTTGTCAAGTGACATTGCCTTAGCAGAAAAAAATCTTCTAACATTGCCGGAAAACAACACTAGTTCTACAGCCGTTTTATCATTGAATACGTATATATGTTTATTGGTTATATACCAAGGACATGTTATCCAATTATCAAATCGTAGGATCATTTGATTGGTGTACTCAATCGGTTCTTCTAATGTTATTTTATGACAATTAAATTGAGTAGTAAGTCTAGCAAATCCCTCATCGGTCAATTTAAGTCCGCCTTTGGGTTTTTGTCTAGGATTGCACCACCATTGTGCAGTCCATTTTTTCAGTGATTTTGCGTCAGTAGGTAATCCAGATTGTTCTGCAACATATTTTGTGATGTCAATCTTTTGATCCATAGTAAACTATTTATGGATACACCTTTTCCCCTGTGGTTAATTTGTAAACACTAAAGTCTTGTGTGTTGAATTGTTTGTTGAGTTTTTCTGCAAGATTGTAAGCATGTCCAGAATTACTAAAAGATATCTTTTTATATTTTGGACCTAACTGTTGAGCAACAATACTGCTGGTCTTGAGGTTGATAGGCTTGTCTTGATAAAATACTGCCCAAATAGCTTCAGCCTCTAAAACCTGATCAGTCTTGTAAGTTTTTTTGTTGGTTATTTCTAACAGGATATTTGGCTTTGGCCTAGACATTATACGCTCCAAAAGTGCGTATATATTTATCTTAGATTAAATCAAAAACCGCCGCCATCCATTTTAATTACTATTGTTTCTTCTTGAGAATTTGCGGCAATTTGATCTAATTCACCTGCTAGGCGTGTCATTACTGTACTTAGACTATTTTGAAGATCTGTGACATCTTTTATACTAAGAGTAAGATTCTTTTGATTAGATTTAATGGCAATTCGAGCCTTTTCTAAGAAATCTTCAATAGGTAATGTATTAAGTTGTTTCATGATTTAATAGTATTTAACAAAGTCTTAATTTCCATTTCAGTCTTAAATGGTCCATGATATGGATATCGTTGAAGTGTAATCAACTTAGGACAGTAGCTCTTTACCCAACCTTTACGGAATTTAATAATATAATGACCAGCACAGTAACGACTTTTACTTTTTAAACTTTTAGCATATAGTGGTAATTTTTCTTTTACACTATATACAGGTTCGTAAGGTTTTGAACTACAAGGATAATCGTAGATATTATAATTTTTATCCACAGATTCATTTTTGACTTTTTTGATACCTTCTTCAAAAAGGGCAATACCTAACTGTGTTTTCATTTCGTTAAGATTTTTAAATCCTATGGGCTTACCTTTGTGATAAAAAACATAACCTTTTTTACTCTTTGATATAGCACCAATTTTTTTATTATTGTCTGTAACTAACCATTCTTGGTTAGGAACTAATACCTTAGCTGTTGAATTCATAATGTATACCTCGCATTTAATGGTTCAGCATAACTTTCAATTTGCTCGTTAATTTTATTTAAGTCGTAAGCGGCGCAGAATTTCATTAATCTTATACCTACTTGTGGAATATTTTTTTCTGCTGTAGTAGCAGTTGTGATAGTTTCTTTAATCAAAGTTTTAATTTCTTCTGGTTGTGCAGTAAGGTCACATAAAATAACATTACGATTATAATCATCTATAACACGATGTTCAACGCCTTCGTGGTCGGACCAACGCTGAAGCATCATATTGTTCCAAGAATATCCGCGACTGTCTCGGTCGGCAAAGGCCTCACGGAGACCAACTTTATTCTTTGTCCCTTTCTCACGAACTCCTGGATAAGCACTAAAGATGTTGTCGGATGTGTCTCCACGCATACACTTCTCAAATAATAACCAGCTCGGATCCGGCGCGGCTTTGACTTGTTTAGTTTTCTTATCAATGACAGGTTTACCTTTGGCATCGAAGTATCCCTCATGTGTGGTTGTAATTTCCATTACACCATTATACTGTTTTACATTTGGCGCAATGAGTTGTGCAAAGTCTCCATCTGTTGAGATAATCACGTGGTTATCATTTGGGTGTGCCTGAACGAAACCTGCAATCAAATCATCTGCTTCTAATTGTGGATTTTGTAGGACGGTGCAATTGGTCTTGTTTATGACAAAATCTTTGAACTCATCAAAAGTTTCCCAAAATACACGGTCTTCTTCTTGCTCACGAGGTGACTGTGCGGCACGGGCATCACTACGCTGACGTTTGTAAGGAGCATAATGATCTTTACGCCAAGACCGCCCTTCTAAACAGAAGATGATATGATTGCCTTTGAAATCACGCCATGCTTTGCGTACACTACTTAATACTGTGTGGATACTCATCCCAACTTTATCTTCGGTACTGCCTCTCATTACATGTCTAGCCCGGAAAAAAACATTAGCGGTGTCAATTAAAAGATAAGTTTTATTCATATCTTTATTATATATTAAAAATTAACAAAAGTCAAGAAACTGAATAAATAAAAGTGCCAATCGCGATCTTGCAGGATCCACTGGCTCTAACAGTTTATAAGGAACTATCAGCATGATTATTTACACGCTTTATGTAAAGACCCATAATTTAACTGGGCTAAAATATTTTGGATTTACAACATCGACTGATCCTCACAAGTATAAAGGATCCGGAGTATATTGGAAACTTCATCTTGAAAAACATGGATATGATTATACTACAGAAATTATAAGAGAATGTCAATCTAAAGAAGAATTAAAAGAATGGGGATTATATTATACTAATCTTTGGAATATTGTCAAAAGCAATAAATGGGCTAATCTCAAAGAAGAAATTGGAGATGGTGGTAGACAAAGTGAAGAAGTTAGGAAAAAAATTGGTGAGGCCGGTAAAGGTCGAATACCTTGGAATAAAGGTAAAAAGATGTGGACTGAGGAAGATAAAAAAAGAATAGGTGAGTTAAATAGATCTAGGGGTCCACAATCAAAAGAGACTATTGCTAAACGTGTGGCAAAGACAACCGGTAAAATTAGAACCGATGAACAAAAGAAAAGATCGTCTGATGCACAAAAAGGAAGAACATTAACTGAAGATCACAAAGCTAAATTGAAAAAGGCGGCACAGAATAGAACTGCACCGCCTTGGAATAAAGGACTTAAAAAGTCTAACTAACTTCCGTTCTTCCGTTACCTAAGTTATTGACATTAATGTATCCTGCGCCTCTACGGCTCATATCAACATTCTCTTCAGCGCCGATATTTCTACAAAGTTCTCCAAACCATTGATCAACGATCTCTTCGTCGGTAGCACCTTGATATCCTGCTGTTCTTAATTGTAACACAAAATACTCATTCCAGTCAAGCTCAAAAAATCCATTTCGAATATTATCTGGATTAACATGGGTATCAAGTACAGCTATCCAAGGTTCTTTAGCGGCTGTTGCTAATTCTTTTGGAGTTAATTTTGTGTCAGCTTCCGTTTTAGTTTTTTCTGCAAGTTCTGATTCTCTCTTTGCAAGTTCGGCTTCTAGCTTATCAACACCTAACATTTTTTTAATAAAATTTTTCATTACGTACCCCAAGCGTTGCGAAACAAAGGAATTTGGAGTCGATCACTATATCTCCAACCTCTCTTCATTGCGGCCAATGCTACATTTTTGGCATTTAAATTGTAAACACTTTCAACACCGCCTACTGGCATTAAGTATACATGACCTTTGAATCCAGCGGCACGAAATGCACCTACTGCACATTCTGCATCTGCTATGTCTTGTTCTGTTGCAACTACAAACTTAAGATAAGCAGTTCCTACTTCTTCATACGCACATACAATTTCTGGCTTAATAGCATCTTCCCAACTTTCTCCACTGGCTGGAAGTTTAGCACTTACGCTAAATGTAATTTCACGCTTTTGATGATCATACCGATTCCAATTTAACAAATATTCTCTAAACTCTGGTGTTAGTTTCTGAGTACCATTTGTTTCGAATGTAATTTCTTTTAGGTCTTGCATGTTGTCGTGATTTAGCAAGTCTGGGTAAGCCCTTTGCCAACCTAATAATGGTTCGCCGCCTGTAATAACTAGATGCTCATCTTTCCAACTATTACTAGGTAGAATTTTCATAATACGATCTGCAATAGCATCACTTGTAAGCATTGGGCTTAGATCTTTAAAATCTGGATGCCAGCTTGCATAACTATCACACCCTGTACTTACTAATGGCAAATCATTATAGTTAGTAAAGTGATGCACTATTGTGGCAATATCATCTGCTTCTGTGCTGAGTTCACCTCGAGACATACCAAATCCTGCACACTTAAAATTACAACCAAATGTTCTTAAGAATACACTAGGTACTCCCATATATCGACCTTCTCCTTGAATTGAATAAAATAGTTCTGCTATTTTAATTTTTGACATCTTATACCTTTTTAAAATTTATAATTAACAGATAATCCAGCGGCTGTTTCGGTAAGGCCTTGTACCCCTTGGTAATTTTGACGACTTTCAACAAATGCTAACATATGACTATTATTTTTGTTGGCAAATTTCCAATATCCACCTGCTCTCATTTCTTTAACACCTGCGGCTAAGTTAACATTATTAGCATACATGATATTTCCACTGTTGTCAAATCCAGTTGGAATATTTGTTGAGGCCATTGCATGGTATACTGATACAGGTTGATACAACATAAATCCCAAAGAGTTTTCTTTGTTTATATGTCGTTCTGCACCCAATGACCAACTATAACTTAATACAGTACCTACATTGGTAATGTAATCTCCATGTGCGTTAGCACTGGTAACACCATTGTGGAAGTTTGCATAAAGTTCTGTTTTGTCGTATACTTTGGAAAAGTTTACACCAACATAACTTGTAAGACTTTGACTACTTACATTAATACTATTGGTATAATTTCCTAACCAAGTATTTTGTTCACTAAATGTACCAGCGGTAAATTTAAGATTGTCTTTGGTATACCCAACTTCGACCATTAACGATTGATCTTGACTAGAATCTCTATTTGTATCACGATATGATGTAAATTCTAAATTGCCAATTTTTGATGTAGTGTAATCGGTATAGGTATTGAATTGTGTATATGGATTGTGAGTTTGATAAGGTAGTGCAACTTGCCTAGCATTAAACTCTTTTACAGGCATTCTAGTCTGCAATGATGTACCTTTGGTATAAAAATCTCTTTGATATCCATCGAGCACCATTACACTAGATATTTTTCCTAAGCTGGCACTACCGCTGGTTACCAACACTGGACTTAGAGCTGGTCCTGTAGTTCTACCTGTTGTGGGGATATTCAATGCACCTACTGGACTTGTTGCCGCGGCTAAATCAAGTAATCCCTGTCCATCGATAGCAACCTTATAATTAGGAATATTCTTATTTGCAGTTTGCAATAATAATTGAACAATGTTTGCTCCAGTCATCTTTGGCCATTCTTGATTTATAATTGCCACGGCACCCGAAATAACCGGCGCTGCCATACTAGTACCACTCATTGTTGTTGTACCGCCACCTACAGCAGTAGACACAACATTGGTACCTGGGGCCATTAAAAAGAACTGACTAATTTTATATTGATCTTGACAGGTGTTATTAACAAAGTTCATACAAATAGTTCCAGCGGCATTACTACTAGGACTCAACATATTAAACTGAGTATTGTAATTTCCTGCAACAATAACTCTACCACCAAACATTAATGAACCATTTGGATTAGTAGCTACTGCTAATTCACCATAACCAGATACATAGTTTAACCCACTGTTACCGGCCGCAACTACAAGTACCATATTAGGATTTGTATTCATGGCAGGTAACCAATTGTTAGGATTCTCTGCTAATATCTTTGTCCAATAGTTGGGAGTATTTGTCATATTACTAACAGTATATATCCCTGCAGATGCTAATTTAGCACTATAGTTGGTTACTAACTCTGATGACAAATTTACCACTGTGGCATTATTATTTCCTGCCCAAGCTATACCATTAATAACAGTAGCATCAAATGATACACCGTTGGCACCTGCAATTTTTCCAATTAAAAGATTTGCATTATAAGCAATCCCTTGAACACCAATACCGTTAGCACTGGCAGCCGCTTCTCCTGTCACAAATGTTCCATGGCCATTTGCATCTTGTACACTTCCACTATTAGTAAAATCCTGCGTACCAATAATCCTATTTCCAAATTCTGTTGATTTTAAATCAATGCCGGTATCAAGAATAGCAATAGTACTACCTGCACCCGTAAATCCTCGAGCATAAGCACTGCTGGCATTTATAGAATTTAGTATTTTGCTGGTATTATATTCTACAGTTTGGTAGTTAACAGGATTTGTTGATTGTGCGTTTGCGACCAATACTGAACATGCCAGTGCAAGTATGCTGAGTTTGAATTTCATATATTTTTCCTTAATTAAATATTGAAGACCACTGTTTAAGTTTTACTATTTTAGCATTTTTAGCAGTCTCTAGTCTAGTAGAATCTATTACACCGTGGCTTTCTAACAAATCTATCATGGCCAATAAATCGCCAATTTCTTTTTCTAAATTATTTAAACGTTTCTCATCAAGTCCAAATCGAATTGTTTTTGATGTTTCTTGAATAACCTCTGCGGCTTCTTCTCCGAGAATGACCAAAATTTCATGTACATTTGGATCTAGTTCGTTAAATTTCATTTTATATTCTCAAGTAATTTTGTAGCACTAAAAAAGTGCTCTGTTAAATTGTCGGACTGTTGTTGTAGTTTGGGCAATCTTGTTTCGTAATTATCCATGTGTTCAATAATTCTACGGCAAAGATCTGGTCTAAATGCAGTATAAGCGTCATAGCTTTCAGTCCATTTACTAGGATATTTGAATGTATCAAAATACATTTCTGAATAGCTTAGTCGATCTGGAACCATAGGAATAGCATCTACTACTGCACCTTCATAGCATCCAATCCCTAGCGTTTCTTGAAGACTGCAACTAAACACTATTTTTGCTTCACCTAATAAATTGTGATAGTCATTTTTACTAAGTTGTTGATCTTGACACACAACAAATTCATATTGTGGCAAGTGTTCTTTCAAGTCTCTAAAAATTTCAACTTGTTTCTCCGGAGCAATACGATGTGGAAACAAGATAAGATCGCGCTTTGGCATTCCTTTATACTGTAATAAAGTATTGGGCATATAATCCATGGGCCAACCTGTACGTACAATCTTACCAGACTTTTTGAAACCTTCAATTGTTTGTGGCATTACAATATGTAACAAGTTCTTACAAAACATGTCAATATGAAAGTCTGTAGCAAAGTAATTGTGATCAAATGCTTCAAAGAAACTTTTCTCAGCAAATCTAACCCAAGGCTTATCTCCGACTAAGCGTCCAAGAAAGTCTTGAGGATCATAACTGCCAGCATGCCATAATCCATGTGTGACTACTGGAATACCCAATAGTTCACTCATGTACTTTAGATTTATAATCCCAGGATGCCAAGCATCATAAAATACAAAATGATCACCAGGCTTAACACTTCCTGAGCAGAATAAACGACCCATCTGTTCCACCTGAGCTGACTT